ATTTACTGTAATAATCTAAAACGCTATGGGAATAATCTATTAAAACTTATAAAAAAAGAAAATATTAATTAATTCAAAAATAAATAAATAATTAATTAATGATTTATTTAATGATTTATTTTTATAAGATTATAAAGATGATAAAACATATCTAATTGTTCTTGTTTCAAAAGACATGTACTTATGTATATCATTTGTTGTAAAGTAAAGATTTCCATTATAAAATATCTATAATTTATAATGGACATTCAAAGATTACAAGAATTAACAAATATACCACTAACAAATGAAGATTTAGAAAAAACAATTGGTGTTAAACCTGAAGATATTATATTGTATAAAAATCTTGCGAATTATTCATCTATAGATGAACTATTACCTAATAATACAGATTTTAAAATAATTTTATTAGAATGGGAACGTAATAAAGGACATTGGGTTGTATTATATAAATTAAATAATAATTATTTTTATTTTAATTCTTATGGTAATAAATACGATAATGATTTGAATGTTTTATCACGATGTATGAGGCGTATTCTTGGTGAAGATACGGCACAAATAACACGCCTACTTGGTGGTAAAAATTGTGAATGGTCTAAACGAAGATTTCAAAAAGGTAATACACAAACATGTGGTCGCTGGTGTGTCATGCGTGTTTCTATGCTCAAAATGGGATTTGATCAAAAAGAGTTTGAAAAATATTTGGATACATTGAAATACAATTTAGATTTACCTTTTGATTTAATTGTTTGTAAATATATACCTATTGGAAACCATGCGCCTATGTAATATTACATACCAAAACGATTGATTAGATATTCTTTTATTAAAAGTTTAAAACGCTTCATATTTCCTTCTGGGTCTGGACGGTCTTCACTAAAATGAAACTCAGTCGCTGGTGTATCTATATAACTTAGTAATAGATTGACTATATCATCAACAACTGCTTCTGGGTCAGGCAACTTCTTTTTGGAATATGGACGGCGTAATGCCCATGTATCTTCATAAACTTCAAACATTCCATTTTTGTATCGGATTGACTTTGTTTCTTTAAAAAAATCATCTAATATTTTTTTGATTTGTTTTGGGTCATTGTACCAACCAGTACCTGCGAAATCTTTTTTTAATCTTTCACCATCTAATGTTTCTTCATAGTAATTATCTATTTTTGAAGGTCGCCCTACTGGGGCTTTTACAACTGGTGTTTCTGGCTTTGCTTTTGGTGGTCTTCCACGCTTTTTTGGCTCTGCTGGTGTTTCTGGTTTTTCTTTTTTTGTTGTACCTTTTGGTCGTCCTCGCTTTGGCTTTTGTTCTTCTGTTTTAAAGGTATGTTGTTTTTCAAAAGCATCTGCCTTTTCTAATGCTTTTTTATATTCAGCAAAAGTTAAAACTTGTTGTAAAGGATTTATTAAAACATATTGAGCCATAATATAGGAAAAGAAAATAAAAAATGATTTTAGGATTTATTTTTGATTTATTTTCTTTATTTAATCTAATGGAAGAATGGAAACAGTACAACGAAACTTACTCAGCATCAAATCAAGGACGATTTAGGAATGATAAAACAGGACGGATCTTAAAACCATGGCGTACTGGTCAAAAAGATTATTCTTATTTAAAAATTGGTCTTGGAACAAATCGTCATCGTCGTAGATGTCATATTGTAGTTGCTGAATTATTTTGTGAAAGACCAAATACAACTGAAAAAATAGAAATTGACCATATTAATTGTAATAGATATGATAATAGAGCATGTAATTTACAATGGATTACACACCGTGAAAATTGCCTCAAAAAGAAAAAGCATTTGAATGTTATATAAAAAATATCTACTTATTATAATGAGTGGTTCTTTTGGTGTCCTCAATCAAAAATATAATACATTACTCGCTTTGGTTTTAGACAGTACAGGTGGTGGTGGTGGTAGTCAAAATCTTCAGCAAGTGTTAGATACAGGTAATATTTCAACTACTGGATTAGAAATTACAGATGGAAGTATATATAATACATTATCAAATGGTTCATTAATTATTACTAACACAACACAACATAGTTCTATTAATGATACACAAGTTGGTATTGAAAATAATAATAAGTTTATAAGATTTAAAAAAAAAGTTGGAGATGACCCATTACTTGAAATTAATAATAATAGTAGTAAAAATAGTTATATGGGGGCTGATGTTATAGGATTTAATGATGCTGGTCTTTCAGTCCTTGGGACAATGAGTTCTAACGCAATTGAGTTTAACAATGTTGGTATTCATACAATAGATGGAAACGCTTTATCTATTGATACTAATGGTACGCTTATTTTTGAAGGATTAAGTGGTCTAATTAATGACGTTTTAACTTTACAACCAGATGGAAGTACAAAGTTTCAAGCACCTAATGTTCAAGGTCTTCAAGATGTATTAAGTGTTAGTAATACATCAGCAATACCCATTGTTTTAAGTGATGCTGGTTTTACGAATACCATAAACCAAAATAGTATGGTTTTAGATAATAGAACAACTTTATCAACTTATGGATTATCTATTATACAATTAATAAATAATGGTAAAAGTATTACAATTGATATAACAGATGAAACAAGTCCTTTAATAACAATTGACAATTTAGGTGGAACAAGTAGTTTAATATCTACTTCAAGCGTTGAAGTATTTAATTCAGCTACAGGTATAACAGGTGCTTTAACTTCATCAAGTGTGGATTTTAACAGTGTTGGAATGAATACACCAGATGGTCTAAAATTAAATATTGAAACAAATGGAATACTTGTATTGAATGGTCTTAGTGGTTTAGCAGGTGATGTTTTGACACTACAGGCTGGTGGTAATGTTTTATTTGAAACACCAATTGTACCTACTGTTCCAAATCTTCAACAAGTGTTAGATGTTGGTAATACATCTTCTACATCTCTATCCATCTTAGATGCTACCTCACAAACTAATTTAACTAAAAAAACTTTAAGAATTGAAGATTTAGGAACGAATGATGTAAATACGTTTTATGTAGATCAAATGTTTTTAGAAAATAGTGCTGGAACAATCACATCTTCCTATGCGAATAATACGATTACTTTTACAAACACAACAACTACAGCAACCTATACGCAAAATACAATTACTTTAACTGATGGAACTAACAATATAATATCTACAATAGTTGGACAACCTAATATATTAGTAAATGATAATTCATATACTGCTACTTTAAAAACATTAAGTTTAACATTAAATAATGTTGGTATATCTTCACCAGATGGTGATAATCTTGTATTAGATTGTGGTAATAGTCTTACCTTAAGTGGTGCTGGTGTATCTGGTTCTGCTGGAGATGTTTTAACATTACAGGCAGGAGGAAATGTAGCATTTGAAACACCAAAATTAACTCAATCTGGTATTATACCTTTATTATTTGGTGCTACTTCTGGAGGTATTATATTCACTACATCATACACAACAGTATCACCGCCTGTGGTAATTCTTTCTTTTAATACTGATGGAACGCTTACATTTATTCAAGTAGCGGTTACAAGTTATTCTGGTTCTTCTGGTAATTGGACAGGTTTTAATTGGGGTTGTTCAAGTTTTTTAACTGGGGCAAGTATTTCATGGTTTTCTACGGCTTAATATCTCTATATACTATAATGTCAAATAATACAGTTTCTACAAATATTTTAACAGAAAGCGTTGATGCGAAAGCACTTAATACCACTTTAAAATTAGGTTATACAAACGCTAATGAAATATTAATTGGATCTAATACAACAACACCACAAATTACTATTGACACGCTTTCTACATTAAACACAAATGCTTCACCTGCCATAGCGATTGGTACGTCTTCTTCAGCAAAAACGATAAAAATAAACAATTCTACAAACTCTGTTCATTTATCAGGTCTGGATATTAAAGGAACTGGATTGAATAATATAACGGCTACTTCTGGACAAGTAGATATTGCCCAACTTCAAACATCTGGTAATTTAAATATCGCAACGAATGCTTCACGAACTTCAGATATAAATATTGGTTCAGCAACGAATACTGGGGCGATTTCATTACAAACCGCATCTACATTAAACACTGATGGTAGTCCTGCGATTTCAATTGGGACTTCAGGTTCAGCAAAAACCATTAAACTTAATAATAGTACAAACTCTGTGATTTGTTCTGGTTTAGATATAAAAGGAACAGGAATTAATGGAATTGTAAATGCTTCAGGACAAGTAGATATAGCGCAACTTCAAACATCTGGTAATTTAAATATCGCAACGAATGCTTCACGAACTTCAGATATAAATGTTGGATCTGCTACAAATACTGGAGCGATTTCTTTACAAACCGCATCTACATTAAACACTGATGGTAGTCCTGCGATTTCAATTGGGACTGCTGGTTCTGTAAAAACGATAAAAGTTGGTTCTTCTTCTGTTGCCCAAACTGTAAATGTTGCTGGTATGACAACCAATTTTAATGGAACAACAACAAATAAATTAAATCCTCTTACAGCAAGTCATGATTTACTACTTGGAAGTAATCAAAACAGCGGTATTTTATATTTAGGCGCTGGTGATGGAGTAGCCAGAAGTGGAAATATTCAAATTGGAACTGGTACGAGTTCATCAAATCAAATTAATATTTTAAATGGTGGTTCTGCGAGTGGTTCAGTGAATATCATGAATGGATCAACTAATAGTGGTTCAGTAAATATAGCAAATGGTACAGGTGCTACTCAAACAACAAGTGTAAATATATCAACAGGAACGACGACTGGATTGATCGCAATTGGAAATGGGTCTTCAACTACACGAATAAATGGTGCTTGTAATTTCGCAAGAAATGTAAATGGAACAAATCCAACTTATTTTGAACTTTCTTCCTCAACAACAAACAATTTTTTAGATTTTCATTGTAATTCAGCATTTGCGACTGATTATGATGTTCGTATTTCTGCTACAGGTGGAACAGTAAGTGATGGACAGGGAACGCTTACCATTACTGGAGCAAGTATAGGTATTTCTGGTGCTTTAACCTATTCCTCTACTATTGGGGCATCTTATTCTTCACTACCAGCAAGAGCGGTTACTGATATTGGATATATTTATACTGGAACTGCTTTTAATGCTACTACACCAGCATCTGGTTCAACAGTTTCAAGTATAACAATTGCTACTGCTGGAGTATATATGGTTTCTTTTGCTTATTATACACTTTCTACAGCAAAACCGACCGAACTTTATTGTAATTTATCAGGTGGTGAAATAAATGGGGTAATTTATGGTAATACAAATATTAACGCTACGAATAGTATGGTTTTTGGAACACAGATATTTAAACAAGATACAAGCGCTTCAACGACTTATGGTTTAGTAATGGCAAGGACAGGCGGAACGGCGGTTACAACTACTACGGCAAGTTGCTATTTAAAGGCAGTTAAAATAGCATAAAATCTAAACCTAATATAATGAGTGGAATTATTGAACCGCCAAAAACTGTACAAGAAACACTAACGATTACACGCTATATTTATACTTTAAGCGACCTTATACCTCATACCAGCGTCCAATATAATATTTATTGCTATAATGATAATACTTTAGTAAAATGTGTAACTGGATTGTTAGATGGGATACAGTATAAGGAATGGATAGATGATGACTATCTTGACGCTTTTATCAAAACAAAAGTAGAACAACTATAATATTACTATATAGTAAATGAACCCATTGGAAAATGAAATTGAAACACAAAGCAATAAAACTGATGAACATGATTGGTCAGTTGATATTGAACGACAATTAGAAAATATTGAAAATAATTCTGCTATTCAAGCAAATATTTGTAAAAATCATTATTTGTACTTAGTGTATATCTCACGATTTTTTAAAATCCCAAATATAATTTTGTCATCATGTATTAGTGTTTTTTCAATAGGATTGAATAATTTTATTTCACAAGACGCTGTAAGTATTCTAAATTGTATTTTAGGATTTATTGTGGCTACGATTGGTAGCATTGAACTTTATCTCATGATTACGAAGAAAATGGATATTGCTTTAACTTCATATCAAAATTATTATCTATTAAGTGTAAAAATCGCAAATTGTTTAAGATTAAATCGTGAGCATAGACCAGAATTAAATGGACGTTCTTATCTTGCGTCTTGTCTTGCTGAATATGAGCAAATCTTTCAAACATCTAATATTACGGCTGATGAATATCATGATCGTTTAATAAACATTGAATTAAAAATAAAGAAGTAATATAATGGAATTACCAGATGATGTACTCGCTTTAATTAGAGAATACAGCAAACCTATTGGCTTGAGATTGGATTGGCGTTTAGGTTCATATGTCAAACGCCATATTATGTTAGAATTAGATTGTGAATTGACTATCCAAAAATATTATATGTTTAGAATTGTCAATGCTCAATTTGGTAGTTATATGAACTTTTTATCAATACATTTATCGTAAGAATTATTGGGTAGGTAATATTACATTACTTACGATGAATTAAAAGGTGATGAGTGATTGGTGATTGGTTGAAAATAATTCGCCTACAGAAAGTAGAATTGAAAAATATTTTCCATTTTGTTTTCATATTATAAAAAAATATTATATATTACTTTCTATAATGGAATAAAAAAGCACCCAT